GAAATCAAGGAGGCAGAGAGAGATAGAGTTTCTATGGAAGGACATCTCTCGGCACTCCATGACTTGAGGGAGGAGGCGAGGGACCAAGGCCAAATCAACGCAGCTATCACAGCCGAGATCCACCGAGGCAAGGTCGGAGGGCTTTACATCGATCGACGCGAGGTGCTGACCGCACAGATCGATTCACTATCCAAGGACCAGATACTCGATCGACTCGGACAGTTAATTACCAAGCGCATGCCACAAACGATCGAAGGATCGATAACCAATCGGATCGGATCGATCGACTCGGATCGGACAGAAGAATTGATTGAGCGATAGACCGCGCCCACCCACCCACCCACCCTTATTGACAGACAGACAGACGGACTTGACTGACCGAAGGACGGGGCGATTGATTGACGGACGGACGAGCCAGAGACCCAGAGACGGAGGGAGGCCCGCGCCTTAAAAATATTGTTAGATGCTAACAGTTTTACTTAGGCGCAAGCTAACAATTTTACTTAGGCGCAAGTGGTTTTATTAATTGACTAGGTTATTGCCTAGGTTATTGACTAGGTTTTAGTTTAATAAATAGCTTGCCTATAGATTAGGTTTAGGCTTATAATTTACTCACCACATAGATGGTCTATGTGGATCTTTAAAAGGAGTTGACTAAATGTCAAACGTAGCAAAGTCTAAGACTGAAGACTCAAAAACAGTCAAGCAAGAACTAGCAACTAACAAGGTAGCTAGACAACGCATCATGCCAGCCAAGACTAGCAGCGGCAAGGGTAGCTCTATTGAGACGGCCTCTATAGCATTTAACCCTGACCAGTTAGCAACGGCTACAGTACCTAACCAAATGTGCCTCATCATTGAAGCCTATTATGACTTATGTGATGCGCTAGACTTAGACTATGGTCAGCCCGTCAAAGTTATTGAGCTTCAAAACTCTATTAGCTCTGACGTTTGGAAGTTCAAGCAAGACGTTACTGTAGTACTTAGCCACTACCGGTTAATGATTAACGGCGTCAATCCTTGGAAGCCTAAGCAAGATGCTACTATTCATGCCATAGGCAAGATTAGCTAGTACCTAGTCTAATAAATTAGCCGGCCTTAGTGCCGGCTTTTTTATACCTAACAACTAACAACTTTACTTAGGCGCGGTCTACTAACAACTAACAACTAAACTTAGGCGCGGCTTGCCCTAGCATATACTTAGCCTTAGGTCTAATAACTTTTTAGCCTAAGCTTATAACTAAAAAGTAGTTGACAGGCTAGGCCGAGTGGGGTATACCCCCTAGCCAAAAGTCCCGCGCCACACCCACCCACCCTCCCTGGATCCGGCCTCAATGTTCAAGATACTTTTGCTATAGGTTCCCTACCCGTAAAAATTTCGCGCAAAAAATTTTTCGCAAACTTTTTTTAAGGTTGCGGTCTCGTGACTAGGAGAGTTACGATTCGCGAATGGCTGAACGTAAGAAAAAAGATCCACGCCTCGAAAGAGCAGGGGTAAGTGGTTATAATAAACCTAAACGTACGCCTAACCATCCTACGAAATCACATATCGTTGTTGCAAAAGAAGGGGATAAAATAAAAACTATCCGCTTTGGGCAACAAGGTGTAAAAACAAATCAAACTGTTGGTCAACGAAAAGCGTTTAAATCTCGCCATGCGAAAAATATAAAACGTGGTAAGATGTCACCAGCATACTGGGCAAACAAAGTTAAATGGAGTCCTAGTAAAACTAAATCGCCGTCAAAGAAATGGAAAAAGGGATCGTAATGGATGAACTAACACAAGGTAAATTAGACGCAGTATTAGTTGACGCACTAACTGGTAGTCGAGATTCTATTTCTGAAGCTATTCGACAAAGAAAAGATCAGATATATGATGACATGAGTGTTGGAGAAAAATTCGCTGATTTAGTAACTCGAGGACAACGATACGGAGGTCCAAACAGAGAAATTTACGACGATCCCCCTGAATTAATTGGACAACGTATCCCAAGTTATGAAGACCGTAGACGCGAAAATGATCCTAGATATCAAGAGTTATTTAAAATGCGAGACGAATATCAAAGTGAAGTAGAGAAAAATTCTGGATCAGGGCTTATGTCTTTATTACGTGGGGCTGGTGATATGATGCTCGGCGAAGATATTATGGATAATCTTCCGATGTTAATACGTGCCCTACAAAACACGAACAAAGATACGTTAACTATGGAACAGATCCGCGATATGTCTGGACCTGTTGACCAATCAAGTCTCTCAGTAAAATTAAGTAATACTCCAGGATTATCAGAAAAAATTGGCGATGATGTAGCTATGGCTTTAGGGATGGCGATGCCTAGTCCAGCGGGTAAAGTTAAAGGGTTAGGGAGTTTATTCGATATGTTAGGTGATTCATTAGATCCGCAAAAAGCTAAAGAAGATTTAAAAAGAATTTTTGGTGAAGGTAGAGAAGGCTTTGAACGTATGTTAGGTGAAATGCGTGCAGATAAAGCTGATGAATTTTTCGATAGCGAAGAACTCGAAAAACTAATGCGTATAGAACGTCGTAAAAGACAAAAAATGATGGACGATGATCCACGAATCGGGCCTCGAGAAGATTTAGCTACAGGTGGACGTCCAGGGTTATATGCTAATATCAATGCAAAACGTAAACGGATACAAGCTGGTTCTGGTGAAACGATGCGTAAACCAGGATCTAAAGGTGCCCCTACAAAAGAAAATTTTAAACAAGCTGCTACTACTGCTAGGAAAGCTATGGGCGGTGGATTAAGTCTCGCTAAAGGTTATTACGGCAAAAGTTATAAATGACCACTGCTCTAGTTGATCAGCGTAAAGCGCAGATTAATTCTATTGAAGAAGTCATGAGAGGATTAGCTAAAGCTAACCCCGATCAACCTACCCCATATATAAACACTCATCACTTTGCAGAGGGTATGTATGTCCGAGCATACTATGGGGTAAAAAACTCTATGGTAACTAGCCAAATCCATAAACACGAACATATAACCGTGTTATGTGCAGGACATTGCCGAGTAGTTTCTACCACACAAGAACAAGATCAGATTGATGTTTATAAAGATTTTGCGATTATGGTTACTCCACCCATGACAAAAAGAGCGTTGTATTTTTTAGAAAACACTACGATACTTACAATCCATCCGAACCCAGAAAACATTCAAGATGTCCCTGAACTCGAAAAAATGTTTGTCGTAGATAATTTCGAGGACCTAAAATAATGTCATTCGCAGCAATCGCAGTTATAACATCAGTCGCTGGAACAGCTTACAGTGCTAGCCGTGCTAGGAAAGCGCAAAAAAGAGCTAGAGAAGAACAACAACTTCGTGATTTAATTACAGGGTCTGCTCCTAATATTTCTGAAGCATCAGAAATTATCCCTGAAGAAGTTATGGGGACTAGCGTTGCAGGATTAGAAAAAGCTTTAGAAGCTATGGAATACGGAGGGGGCGATGTTCCGTTACCTGAAGGAGATCCTACTACGGCTCCACAAATAGACGAAGAAGAATTACTTCAAATGTTAATGGAACAAGTTCCGATGGAACAAGGTATTATGGCAGCTATGGGTGGACCAGTAGGAACACCTAATGATGTTTATTATTTTGGTGTTCCACAAATTATGGATATGATGCAAGACCCTAACCCACAGATCCAAGGGGTAGGTATGCAACTAGCAAACCAAATGCAAGCTAACCCAGCAATGGGGATGATCCCTGTAACACGGGATCAAGTTCGTACTATGGCTGAAGGTGGCCCGATATCTGAGGAACGTCTTAATAACGCAAGATTAAGATAAATGGCAACTAAAAACCCACGTATCCCTAGAAAGAAAGGGCAACCAGCTAAAAGTAAAAAACATAGCGATTTATATACAGACGAAGATCCGAAAGGCACAATCCACGGATTAAAATTTGCTACCGTTAAAGATGCGCAAGCAAGCGTAGCTAAAATAAAAAGAGCTAAAAGAACACCGGCTCATAAAATACAAGCAGCGATAGCGATGGAACAAAGAGCAAAAGCAGCTGGTAAAACAAGCGCAGCACAAGTTTACCGTCGATATATAAATGCAAACAAAAAATCCTCTAAATGAATTAAAAAACGTAGACCTCTCGCATCTATCAAAACAAGAAGCGAAAGAATTTACGTTACTCCTTGAAGAATTAGAACTACGCGAAAAACGCGAAAAGTCGATTGGTACGTTCTACGAGTTTGTAAAAAATATTTGGCCAGAGTTTATCGCTGGGTCTCACCATAAAAAGATGGCCGAAGCTTTTGATAAAATTGCAAACGGTGAATCAAAACGATTAATAATTAATATGCCTCCGCGACATACGAAGTCAGAGTTCGCTTCGTATTTATTCCCAGCGTATTTATTAGGTAAACGACCTAAATTAAAAATTATTGAAGCAACTCATACAGCTGACCTCGCGATTAATTTTGGTAGACGGGTACGAGACTTAATCGAAAGTGAGGAATACGCAGACTTATTTCCTAAAACACAACTAAAAGCAGACTCACGAAGCGCGGGTAAATGGCTTACTTCCCAAGGTGGGGAGTATTATGCGTCAGGTATTGGTGGTGCTCTCGCGGGTAGAGGTGCGGATTTGTTTATTATTGACGATCCGCACTCTGAACAAGATGCATTTTCTGATAAAGCGTTAGACGAAGCGTATGAATGGTATCAAACAGGACCACGACAACGTCTACAACCAGGAGGTGCTATCGTTATCGTAATGACTCGTTGGTCTAAAAAAGACTTAACGGGTAAATTAATAAAACGAATGACACAAGAAAAGGGTGGCGACGAGTGGGAACTAATCGAGTTCCCTGCAATTATGCCGTCAGGTAATCCACTATGGCCAGAGTTTTGGAAATTAGAAGAACTTGAAGCTACAAAATCGTCTATACCGCCGTCGAAATGGGCAGCTCAGTATATGCAACGCCCTACTGGGGAAGGTATTTCGATTATTCCTAAAGAATGGTTCAACATATGGGAGTCTGATGACCCGCCAACGTGCGATTATTTGATACAAAGTTACGATACAGCGTTTTTAAAATCTGAAAGATCCGACTTTACAGCGATAACTACGTGGGGAGTGTTCTACCCAGAAGGAAAAATAGGAGAAGAACTCTATAACGGTCAAGATGCTCACTTAGTTTTACTAGATTGTGTTAAAGAACGACTAGATTTCCCCGAACTAAAGCGCGAAGCGATGCGATTATACGAATATTGGGAGCCTGATTCGGTAATTATCGAAACAAAAGCGTCAGGTATACCGTTAACGCAAGAATTACGGCGTCAAGGTATCCCGATTAACACATTTTCACCCAGTAAAGGCCAAGATAAGATTGCTAGATTGAATACAGTTAGTGCAATTTTCCAAGAAGGGCGTGTTTGGGTACCAGAAACGACTTGGGCCCAAGAATTAATGGACGAAATAGTAGATTTTCCGAACGGAGAGAACGATGATTGCGTAGATGCGACAACTTTGGCACTTATGCGGTTTAGACAAGGCGGTTTTTTACGTTTAGATAGCGATTATCAAGACGAAGAAGATTATTACCCAAGATTACGGGTATATTACTGATTTACCCTGTTAAAAAATAAGAGTATGGTGGCGATCTATGGCTGAAGTCCAAATATCAGGCGACGATGAAAACATAGAAGTCCTCTTTGACGAGGATAATAATGTTATGTCTCCTGCAGATTTACCAATGGAAGATAATATTCCGTTTGGTGAGAATTTAGCCGAGTACATTGATGAGGGTACGCTGGGTCAGATAGCTAGTGAACTTGAATCGTCGTATCAGGATGATGTTTCCTCACGACAAGACTGGTATGAAACGTTTCGTGATGGTTTAGAGCTATTAGGTATCGAAAACGAACCACGCAGCGAACCCTTTGAAGGGGCCAGCGGAGTTTTCCATCCGTTACTAGCAGAAGCCGCGACGCATTTCCAAGCGCAGGCTTATAAAGAACTTCTCCCTGCTAACGGCCCCGTAGATACAAAAGTTATTGGTGCTTCTAATAATCCGAAAGCGATGCAAGCTAATCGCGTAAAGGATTTTATGAACTACCAGCTTATGTACAAGATGGAAGAATACGATCCTGAAATGGATCAGATGTTGTTTTTTCTTCCTTTAGCAGGATCTGCATTTAAGAAATGTTATTTTGACCCAGCGATGGGACGAGTCGTTTCTCGTTTTATCAAAGCTGAAGATTTAGTCGTTCCGTATACTGCTACGGATTTACATACTACTCCTCGTATTACGCACGTTATTAAGATGACTGAAAACGATATGCGTAAATTACAACTTAGCGGTTTCTATCGTGATTTAGACATGATGAATCCTGGGTATGCCCCAGATGAAAACGCAGTACAAGAAAAAATAGACGAGATAGAAGGAGTAAGTAGAACAGGCAACTCTGAACAATATACTTTGTTAGAGTGCCATGTTGAATTAGATATCGAAGGGTTTGAACATACAGACGCTTCAGGAGAACCAACAGGATTAGCACTGCCTTATATCGTGACGATTTGTCAGGATAACAATAAAGTTTTAGCGATTAGACAAAACTATATTGAAAACGATCCGATGCGTAAAAAGATTGAATATTTTACGCATTATAAATTTTTACCAGGATTAGGGTTCTATGGGTTCGGTTTAATCCATATGATCGGCGGTGTAACTAAATCTGCTACTGCAATCCTTAGACAGTTGATTGATGCAGGAACGCTATCTAATTTACCTGCTGGATTTAAATCAAGAGGTTTAAATATTCAACGAGCCGATGATCCTGTACAACCAGGAGAGTGGCGTGATGTTGATGCTCCAGGGGGGAGTCTTAGAGATTCGTTTTTACCGTTACCGTATAAAGAGCCGAGCGGTACATTAGCTCAGTTGATGGGTGTTTTAGTTGAATCTGGTCAACGGTTTGCTGCTGTTATGGATCAATCAACAGGGGATGCGAATAGTCAAGCTCCTGTAGGTACGACTGTTGCTTTGTTAGAGAAAGGCCAGAAAGTTATATCGTCAATCCATAAACGATTACATTATGCACAACGTACTGAGTTTTCAATCTTAAAAAGATTATTCGGTCAATACCTTCCCCCTGAGTATCCGTATCAAGTACAAGGGGCACAACAAACAGTTTTTGCAGAGGACTTTAACAACAGTGTAGACGTTGTTCCTGTTTGCGATCCAAACATCTTTAGCACTACGCAAAGAATTATATTAGCACAGACACAGTTGCAATTAGCGCAGAGTGCTCCGCAAATTCATAATATGAAAGAAGCGTATCGTAAAATGTATATCGCTCTAAATATCAAAGATATTAACGATATTTTATTACCCGATATGGCTCCTGCTCCGAAAGATCCTGTACAAGAAAACATGGATGCTTTAATGAGTGTTCCGTTACAAGCGTTTATGCAACAAAACCATGATGCACATATTCAAGCGCATATGGCATTTATGCAAAGCCCACAAGTACAACAGAATCCTCAAGCTATGGCTGCTTTACAAGCACACATACAACAACATATGGCGATGAAATATCGTATACAAGTTGAACAGATTCTTGCAGAACAAGGTATACAACTACCACAACCTGGACCAGATGGTCAGATGCCTCAGCTACCACCAGAAATGGAAAGCCAGTTGGCTATGGCTGCAGCACAAGCTACTCAACAAATTACGGGTCAAGAACAAGCTCTTGCTCAAGCGATGGCAATGCAACAACAAGATCCGAACCGTCAGATGTTCCAAGAGCAAATGGAACTTGAGTTCGAGAAGTTAAGGCAGCGTGATCGTGAATCAGAACGTAGAACGCAAGTCGATAGAGAACGTATAGAATCTCAAGAACAACAAACGGATGTGCGTATAGCAGCAGAACTACAAGAAGCTGAAATGCGTAACGAACGTGATGTAGATTCTAATTTAACTGAGATTGCAAAAGTAGTTCGTGAGTCAAGAGAACAGGAGTAGATGTCTTACTTAATAAGTAATATCCCACATTTTAATGCATGGGTTCGTAAAGAATTTACACACAATCATTTAGACTACCACGGAGAGTATTTACACGCAGTTGTTTTTGCTGTAAACACCATCCCTGATAGATGTTTATCATTCCAAGTAGTTTTTACTGGATATGAACTTGGCGAGGAGGAGGACGCAGAAAACGTACACGGTGGGGCAATGTGGGCTAGAATGCCAATAACTTCACTAGTTGCAGATGCTGTATTAGAAGAAATGCCGGAGCCGATGCCGACACATTTAGCACAACCTTGGGACTGCAGTTCTTACGATCATGCGGTCATCAAGATGGATCGTGTTTCTTCTAGTCCTTGGCTTTGTAAAATAGATAATGAGTTTCATACAGGACGTTATCTATTTACAGTAGATTACACTGGCAATGATATTGCTGACGATCCAGCGCAGCATAAACAAAGCCATGTAATAGAACTCACGAATGCAGGCAAGTGGACGGGTAATATTGTAGCGTTACCTAACAATCGTGTAAGAGCGACGAATCCTGCATTGTGGGAAACAGGATCAGGTGCTCCTGATTTCTACCCTAGTCAACATCTGCATAGCGCAGAGATTGACGATAGCTACATGGATCCGAAAGTAACTTTTAATAATCTGTATTCAGAAGGAGAGGATTAATGCCTGGAATGAAGAAAAAAGGTCGAAAGAAGATGCCTAAGATGGGCGGTAAAATGATGGGCGGTGGAGCTACTAAGAAAAATAAAAAGATGCCTAAGATGGGCGGTAGCTACAAGCGCGGTGGAAAAGTATCCAGAAGTCGGAGCAAGAAGTGAGAAACTTTCGCGAAAGTGAACTTCCATACCCTTCTCCTAAAACTCAAAAGCCTGGGATTATGCCAACTATTCCAGAACCCTCTAACGAAGGTTTTGCGAAGCCTACAGCTTTGAAAGAAAAGACTGTAAACATTCCAGGAAAGAAAGTTAGGACGAAAGGTACTGGAGCAGCGACTAAAGGATTAGATTTTATTAGTTATATCAACTAATGGATTTTATTCAATATTCGGAGCATTTGCTCCGCAAACTTCGTGAGAGACAAGCGGATCTCAAGGAGTCACTCGCTACAGGTAGCGCACAAGATTTTGTTCAGTACCAACGTATAGTTGGTGAAATTTCAGGGTTAAATTTCGCTGAACAAGAGATAACAACCCTGCATGGAAATATGGAAGACTTAAATGACAGCTAAGAAAGTAGAGGAAAGAGTTTTAAATTTTGGTTCCGATACGCCTCAAGAACCAAAAGAAACTCTAACGCCTGAGAACATACAATCTCAGTTAGAAAAATTACCTATGCCTACAGGTTATAGGGTTTTGATTTTACCGTTCACTCCTCCCGAAACAACTAAAGGCGGTATTATGTTAGCTAAACAAACTCTTGATAAAGAGCGTATAGCTACCGTAGTAGGGTTAGTCGTTCGACTAGGCCCAGACGCATATTCCGACAAAGAAAAATTTCCAGAGGGTCCATGGTGTAAAGAAATGGATTGGGTAATTTTTGGTCGCTACGCAGGAGCTAGATTTAATATTCAAGGGGGCGATATGCGCCTTTTGAATGACGATGAAATTTTAGCTGTTGTTAATAAACCAGAAGACATTCTGCAATAAGGATAAGAAATGGCTGAATCACAAGAGTTCGAGTTAGAGCTACCAGAAGTAGAGGTTGATCCCCGAGAGGCTGATGTTATACAAGAGCCTCAACAAGATCAGGATTTTAGTGAGCAAGAACAAGAAGCTCAGCAAACACAAGAATCTGAATTAGACGATTACAGTGACGGTGTTAAAAAACGTATAGATAAATTAACTTATCGTATGCGAGAAGCTGAACGTCAACGCGAAGAAGCAGTAAAACTTGCTAAACAAATGGCAGAACAAAATGCTGCATTGCAAACTAAATTAAAATCTTCTGATAGTACATTAGTCAATGAGTACAACACTCGTGTAACTTCTCAGAAAGAACAAGCACGGAAAGCTCTAAAAGAAGCTCAAGAACTTGGGGATGCCGAGGCTATAGCTCTTGCTACTGAGGCAGTTGCGAAAACTTCTTTGGAAGAGCAGAATGTCCAAAGACTGATAAGTCGTCAAAAACAAGAAGCAGAGTCTCAACCTCAAGTTGAAAACCCTGTTGAACAACAACTTCAACCTGCTCCAATAGATTCAAGAACAGAAGAGTGGGCTGAGAAAAATAGTTGGTTTGGACAAGACGATGGGATGACCTATGCAGCTATGGGTATCCATCAAAAATTATTAAAGGAGGGAGTTGCTCCAAGTACGAAACATTACTTTGAAAGAGTAGATGCTGAAATGAGAGAACTTTTTCCAACCAGATTCGCCGATGAGACGAAGAACGTGCAACCCTCTGTTGCAGGAACTAGCCGTGGGGCTGCCCCTGCTAAGAAAGGAACACGCAGTGTAAAACTCACTCCATCGCAGATGGCAATAGCTAAACGCATCGGGGTGCCCTATGAAGAATACGCTAAGTATGTATAAGGAGATGAAATGACAGATCGTAACTCCAGGTCTGCTGAAACACGAGATAAGAAGACTCGCAAAAAAGTATGGCAACCACCTTCAATGTTGGACGCCCCTGATGCCCCTCCTGGATATCAACACAGGTGGGTACGTGCGGAAGTTAGAGGACACGATGATAGAGCGAATATGTCTAAACGTATTCGTGAAGGATTCGAACCAGTAAGAGCAGAAGATCATCCTGATTTTGATGCTCCTACAGTAGAAGACGGACGACACGCTGGCGTAATTGGAGTAGGAGGCCTCATCCTCGCAAAAGTTCCTGAAGAGATTGTTGAACAACGTAATGCTTATTACGAAAGTAAAACAGCAGAACAGATTCAAGGTGTCGACAATGACCTTATGCGAGAAAGTAATCCTAAAATGCCCCTCAAGAGAGGAGACATGGAAAGGAATACAAAAGTAGAGTTTGGAAGTCGGAATGCGCCTTCCAATTAATTTCATTCATCCAAGATGAGGATATAAAACATGGCTAATACTGATGCCCCTAACGGGTTCACACCAGCCTACCACCTATATGGTGGAACGATTCGTCCTCAGAAGTTGCGTATTGAAAGCGGTACTTCTGCTGCTATCTTCAGCGGAGACGTTGTAAATCTTTCTTCTGGGTACGTTATTCAAGGCACTGCGACAGGCACACCAGCAGGTGTTTTTGCTGGCTGTTTCTACACCGCAACAGACGGTACACCCACATACTCTAACTTCTTCCCTGCATCCACAGCTACGCTGGGTTCTGCAGATATAGAAGCGTATGTCTATACCGATCCAGGCATTGTATATGAAGCGCAATTTACTGCTGGTACTCCAGCTGTAAGTTTTATCGGTGCTAAATATACGATAACAACAACGGCTGGCAGCACCAACAATGGTCGATCCAAAGAAGGTGTTACGGCTACAACCAGTAGTGGAATCGCGTTGTTAAACAGGTTCGTAGATTCTCCGAGCAATAGCATTGGTGCTAACGCTCGTGGGTATTTCACGTTCCCAACCAACGTATTCGCTGTATAGTCTGAGGAGAGTAATTAATGGCTATTAATAGAGCGCAACTCGTAAAAGAGCTTGTTCCTGGCCTTCACGCACTCTTCGGGCTAGAGTACGAGCGATACCCAGCAGAGTATGAAGAAATCTTCGATACCGAAAGTTCTGAAAGAGCTTTTGAAGAAGAGGTCATGCTTTCTGGTTTCGGTGAAGCACCTGTGAAATCTGAGGGATCTATGGTTACATACGATACCGCTCAAGAATCTTTCACGGCACGTTATTCACACGAAACTATCGCTTTGGCTTTCAGCTTAACTGAAGAGGCGATCGAAGATAATTTGTATGATACTTTGTCATCTCGTTATACGCGAGCACTTGCTCGTTCTATGATGACTACCAAAAACATTAAAGGAGCTAACATTCTAAACAATGCGTTTAGCTCTAGCTTTGTTGGTGGTGACGGCAAAGAATTGTGTGCAACCGATCACCCGACTGTTGGGAATGAGACGCAGAGGAACGAGCTTTCAACAGCTGCTGACCTTAACGAAACTTCCCTAGAGCAGTCACTGATTGATATTGCAGCTTTCGAAGATGAGCGTGGTCTAAAGATCAATGCTCAAGCTCGTAAGCTTATCATCCCAACCGCTTTGCAATTCGTTGCAGATCGTCTTCTGGAAACTCCAGGACGAGTCGGTACGGCTGATAACGATATCAACGCTGTGCGCAATATGGGTATGGTCCCTGAGGGATATACGGTAAACCATTATCTAACGGATACCGATGCATTCTTCTTGAAGACTGATGTACCTAACGGACTGAAGCATTTCGTAAGAACCCCTGTATCTACCAATATGGAAGGTGACTTCGAAACTGGTAACGTTCGATATAAAGCCAGAGAACGTTATAGTTTTGGCTTTAGTGATTGGAGAGCAATTTTTGGTTCTCCTGGTGCATAATAAGCACTGATAGAGGGGGGTTATCCCCCCTCTAACTTTCTGGGAGTAATTTAGCCCTAGCGACTGGCCCAGCAGACGCTTACGAAGACTCTAGGGCGAAACCTTTCGTAAGGAGGAAACGATGGCACAGACGACTTTCGCTGGCCCAATTAGATCACTTGCTGGTCTAATAAACGCAGGATTCAATGGTGCAGTAAGTTTAACTGCTGACACCTCAATAACGGTTGCTGCTCATGCGGGTAGACCGTTACTTTGTAATGATGCAGACGGTAAGTTTACGCTTCCTAGCATTGTAACAACAGAACCCACAGATAAAGGTGATCCAAATCAACTAGCAAATCTTGGTGCAAGTTTTACTTTCATAGTTGAAACAGCTGCTACTGATATGGACATCTTGACTGACGGCACAGATAAATTTGTTGGTGGAGTTTACATAGGTGTAAATGACGCAACTGGTAAAACCTTTATCTCAGGTGCTTCTAACGATGTAATTACTCTAAATGGTAGCACTAAAGGTGGTATCGCAGGAAGTATTATTAGAGTTACGGCAATAGCTAGTGCGAAATACGCAGTAGAAGGAATAGCTCTTGGTTCAGGCACTCTTGTTACTCCATTCGCTGACTCTTAATATAGGAGTAGATCAAAATGGCAGATGCAGTAACAACAACTACGATATCTGACGGAACTCATAAAGCTGTTATACAACTAACAAATCTTAGTGACGGTACTGGTGAAAGTGC